CTCATTCGTCGTGGAGCTATGCTCGTCGCGAGCGCGCTCTTTGACGAGCGTCCGCCCAGCCTCAGACAGGCCTTTGTCGCCATCCGCCAGCTTCATCTTGTAGTCCATCAGCGCTTTGGCGCGCTTGGTCTCATCCTGTATGCGGTCAATGGCGCGGCGTTGCCTGTAGTCCTCCAGCTTGACCACGTCAGCCATCTGGGTGGCCATGAGCTTGGCTGAAGATTTAAGCTCCTTATCGAGCGTCGTGAGCCTGGCCTTGCGCGTGGAGATCTCCACCGCCACGAGCTTCTGGCGCAGCGTGAGTTCAGCCTGCGCGATCTCCACACGCATCTCGTCGCCCTTGAGCCCGCGTATCTTCGCGGTTTGCAACGTCAACTGCTGCTCGAGATATGCCTTGGAGGTGGCGTCACTTGTTGCGGCGATTCTCAGGCTCAGCGCTTGAGTCTGCGCGAGCACCTTGAGGCGCAGCTTGAGGTCACGCGCGCCGCCTCCGCCGCCCAGTCCGGGTGTCTTCGGGGGTGTGATGGCCTTGGGCTTCTTTGGTGCACGGCCTGCGAACTTCGCAGCGCCTCCTATCGCGTCTCCCAGCAGGCCGGAGAGGCCGCCAGACGAATAGGACTGCACCAGGCCGTCCCATGAGGCTTTCGTCTGATCAATGAATGCACGCTGCTGAGCCAGCGATGCGGTGAGCGCGCCCATGCCTTTCGTGGCTTGAGACGACTGAGTATTTACCCCCGCCAGCGCCAGCCTGAGCGTGTCCGCCGCGCCACTGAGCTCATTGCTGATGCCGTCCACCGCATCCATCTCACGGCCCATGCGCCCGAACATGTCGACGGCCTTCTTGCCCTCCTCGACTGCGGCCTGGGCGAAGCGCTGGGCGTTTTGAGAGTTGCCCTGCATAGCCTCGCTCATAGCGAGCAGGCCCGTCGTCACCGCCGTAGTGATGTGCAGGAAGTTCTTAAACGGCGCGGTGGCGACAATCCACGCCTTGGCAAAGAATCCCAGGACCTTCATCGTGGCGCTCAAGCCATCAAGGGCAGCCGCCAGTCCTGTGGCAAGCCCTCTGACTGCCGCGTCGAGCCCTGTCGCGCCCTGGGCGCCCTTGGTCCACTTCACGGTCAGCGTAGTCATTACCTCGGCGAGCGCCTTCACGTACGGCGTGAGCTTGTCGCCGAAAGTAGCCGCGAGGTTCTCGAGGTTGCCCTTGAGGACCTGCGTCGCGCCAGAGAGGGTGTCGAGCATCTGAGACTCGACGCTCTTGGCCACACCCTGTGTCTGCTGTAGCTGTGTCGTGAGCCCACCAAGTGCCTCTGAGCCGCCTGCGAGGAGCGCCTGCCAGCCCACGACCGCCTCTTTGCCCAGCACTTTAGCCATGTCGCCCGCGAACGCAGCGGTGTTTGAGCCGTACTGATCTTGAGCGACCTCCAATTGACGCACGACCTCCTGAATGGACACCATGCCGCCTTCGGCATCGACCATGTCGAGCTTGAGTCGCTTCATCGACTCACTGGCCTTATTCGTGGGCGCGATCAGTCGCAGCATACCAGTCTTGAGTGATGTGCCCGCCTTGGAGCCCTGGATGCCTGCGTTGCCCATCTGTCCAATCGCCGCAGCGGTGGCCTCAAGGCTCTGCCCGGTGGCCTTGGCTGAGCCCGCAGCCTCCTTCATTGACTCCGCCATCTGATCGAATGAGACGTTGGTGCTGGTCGTTGTGCCGATGAGGATGTCGTTGATGTGCGCGAGGTCAGACGCGCCCTTTCCAAACGCGGTCATGATATTTGATGACACGTCAGCGGCCTTGCCCAGGTCGGTCATTGCAGCCGTGGCCAGCGACGCGACGTCAGGCAATCCAGACATGGAGTCTTGAGCGCTGATGCCCGCCATGGACATGAAGCGCAGCGCGTCGCCCATCTCTCTGGACGCAAACGCCGAGCCCTTGGATGCGTCAATCGCCGCCTGCTTGAACGCAGCGAAGTTGCCCTGCCCAAGCCTGGTCATCGCCGCAGCGCTTGCCACGGACTTCTCTAGATCCGCAGCGGCCTTGATGCTCACGCCAAGCCCCGCAGCGGCGAGCGCACCCATTACTGCCGCACCTCTGCCGAGGCTGGAAAGGCTCACGTCGAGCTTGCCCAGATCTTTCTGGGCCTTGGAGATCCCACGCGTCCACCCCTTTGTCTTGAGTGCGAGCGTGGCGACTAGGTTTCCGAGTGACGTATCCAAAGCGCGAGTCTCCAATTGGAGTGCTCGCGTATCTTCGCGATGGGTGGGTCAGCCTGTGGCGCGGCCGTTCTTGTGTCTCTTCTCTTTGCCTCGCCTGTTGCGCTCAGCCCGTGCCCTGTGCTTGGCCTCCAGCGCGTCGACGGGCGGTGCCTTGGTCTGGGTCTTGGAGCCCTTGGTGTCCTTTGTCGCTTCATCGTACGCCGCCTTCTCGCAGCGCGATTTCCACATCAGGTAGGCGAGGTGCGCCCATCCTGTGGAGGCAGGCCAATGCGCCACCTCCCATGCGTCGACCCCGGTGTGCTCGGCCACCTGCCACACAGCGGGTGACCACACCATCGCGGGGTCCCAGGGCACGCCTACGCCGCGTTTCCCTCAGTCTCTTGGACCTCGGGGGCGCCCTTGTTGGAGAGGCTCATCATCTTTTCGACGAAATCGGTGACCTGCTCGACTGGCAAATCCCCGACCTCCTCGATGGAGTCAAAGGCTGGGATTCGAAGGCCCTTGGCGTCCTCCACAAAGCTGTGCCTCATCAGGCTCTGAATGCCATCGCCGCCCGGATCATCAGACTCGCTGATGGCTGTGACTTCGCCGTAGGTCATTTCCGTGATGATGACCTCGACGCCTTCGACGACCTCGACAGAAATTTCCTTGAAATCAAGAGACTTTTTCTTCTTTTTGAGCTGTGCGCGCAGTGACATGACGTGTCCTTGTGGCCATGTGGCCAGTGTGAATTTAGCTGTTGTCTGGAGCTAGTGGCCCCTGTGAGTACGATCTGATGACGCCTGAAGGCAGCTTGCCCAGGGCTGAGATGACGGCCTCGACCAGCGCTGAGACCTCCTGTGAGATCTCGTCTGAGAACAGGCCGATGAATGCGCGGAAGTAGTCGTCGACGTCCTCTGACCAGCGGATCTCGCACACCACGGTGGCGCCAGTCTTGCCAGCGTCCTCCCATGGGGCGAATGTGCCCGCGCCTTCGTCGATGTCCTCGTCGTGGATGTAGAAACGCGAGTACGTCAGGGACAGATCGCTCTGTCCCGTGACGTAGTCCTTCTGATTGGTGCCAAGCCTGGATTGATCCAGCGTGTCGCGCGTCAGGTTGACATCGACGCTCTTGGCGGCGCCCACCGTGTGGAGCACCAATACAGACGCATCGATGGTGACAGCGCCCGCTGTGACTACGTCGAAGATGACGTGCCCAAAGAGCACGTCGACCTTGAAGCCCGTCGTAACCACAGCGCCCGCGACCTTGACGACGATGGGCTGCGTGGGGTCGAGGATGTGACCCGCTGGCGTGTAGAATGTGAGCCCGTCGCCTGAGTCCGTCAGGGCGTATCCTGTGATGGTCGTGCTGCCCTTGGAGAGCTTGACCTTTGCTTTGTAGCCCTGAATTGCATCCGGCATAACGCGGCGCTCCTGTGAGGGGGGTTAGACTCGTGTGACTGCGGACTTGGGCACCAGCGTGATGCTCAGGTCGACCAGCCCATCCACGCCAGCGGACCTGCTGAACTCGGAGATGAAGCAGTCGACCTGGTCGCCGTTGACGCCGTCGTAGAGGAATTGGACGGCCAGCGTCGTGTTGTTGTCGTAGCCGTCGCGAAACTTGACTTGGCCTGCGTCGCCTGGGCGGTAGTGCCCCGAGACGGACAGAGAAGTGTCGCTCTGCCCTGCGAGGTGGGACTTGGTCTCACTCCCCAGTTCTGACTGGTCGAGGTCTTCGCGTGTCTGGCCAAGGTCAAAGCCTGTGGATGAGACGTCGATGAAAGTTGTGCCGCCATCGTCGGAGACTCGGACGCGACCTTTGTAGCCCTGCTGTGCATCTGGCATATCGTTTTACTCTGTGTATTGGACGAGGATAGGGATGCTCCACCTGAAGCGCCCCAACCCGTCCTTTGGCATTGGAATTGGTAAATCTGCTCGCCATCCCGCGTAGCCGGGTGACGGATGGCCATCGATGAGCGCTGCGATCTCATTCGCGTGCAGCTCACCGGCGAGGTATGTGCGCGAGCGAACCTGCGCGCGCAGTCGTGGGCTCTTGAGCGAGTCGCCTGAGCCCATGTAGGGCATCTGCACGCCGCCGGAGCTGAACACGAACACCTCGATGGGCGGCGCCTCTGCGATGTCTGTGGGCTGTCCGCTAAATACGGTCTGGCCTGCAACGCCAAGCCCCGCTGCCACGAGCACCGCCACGATGTCTTCTGCTGGTCGCCTCATGTGCCGCCCTCATACTTGGATGACTTTTGGCCCATGCCGGTCATGAGGTGGCGCGTGGCGGAGAGCGCGATCTTGCGCGCGCCACCGTTGGCGATGGAGTCCAGGGCGTTCTCTAACCAGAACGCTTCACCTGTGGCGCGCGCTGAGCTGGGCTCCTCGTGGACCGCGAGCGCGTAGGATGCGCTGTAGCCCAGGAGCACATAGCCGTCTCCACTCTCTACGAATCTGGATTTTGCGAGCGCCTCCGTGTCTCTGGGCACGCGCTTTTGCGCCTCGTCCATGACCTCGTCTGCCAGGGACAGCATCGCGCCATGCACGGCCCTGGGCGCTGTGGATTGAATCTTCTTTAGCCGACGTGCGACCGCCGACGAGTCGAGGCTGATCTTCATCATCAGAGATACCCCCGATACATGCGCTCACCCATGAGGGCGCTGCTCTCCACCATCTGCACGGGGCGTGGCGTGGCCTCGTCTTCGAGCAGGACATGATCGTCGCTTGAGATCTTTTGATAGGTCGCGATGCGGTGCGTGATGCTGTACTGATTGCCAGCGCCGTCGGCCTTGACCTCGGTCTTGATGGTAACCTTGCACTGCACGCCAGAGATCGGCGTGGCGTCCACGACCTGCGCGTGCTTGTCGCGGATTTGTGCAGACGGAATGAGGGTGATGACGTCATC